CTGCTGACACTGCTCAGTTGTTGATCCGTGAAGACGGCTACAACGGCACTATCGTTCGCACCTACGTTATCGCTGTGTATGACGGCGAAGACACTGTTGCCTACGCTTTCAACGGCATGGTTGGCGGTATGTCTTGGGACATGTCTCCTTCTGCTGAAGGCAAGTTCAACTTCACTATCCACCCAATCGGTGGCAACAGCTACGGCTGGTCAAACAACGCATAAGACAACATGACGACAATAAAAGACAACACAGACCTGTTGAGTTTCCTTGTGGCCCAATCCGATTCTTCCAAGAATTGGTTTGGGTTTACGCAACAAAGGATTACCTCAATTAATTTGGCTCATGAGATTGCTAAAAGACATGCTGATAAAATGACTCCATCAGAGGCAGTGCAATATGCCATTGATGTAAATGAAGCCATTTACCACAAGATTATTAAAGTAAGATAAGGAAAAATATGACAAGACTAGCTTCTGCTTTTGGCGAAAAGTACCAATCAAATGCATTGCGTACAAAAAGCTTTGAATTAGGCGGACATACATTTAAGGTCCGCATTCCATTGACTAAAGAAATGGAAATAATTCAGCAAAAAATTGAAAAGATTGACGAATCTGATGCACAAATCAGGTTTGAAAAAATGACTGCATCATTCAAGGATAGTACAGCCCTTGATGGTATTGTTATTACTGATGATGATGTAATTATTGAAGGTCGTTCTACACGCGAGTTGGTCAAATCCATTATTCAAATGGAAAACCGAACTGTAGAATTTATGAAGCTAATTGTTCCTGAAGCTGGAACATTAGACGATATTACATATCAAGAAATTGAAGAAGAATTCCCATTTCCTGTTCAGCTTGAAATACTAAACAAAATTTCTGAAGCTATTCAGCCCGGATATAAGGAATCCAGAAAAAACTAATTCAGGACATTCGCCTACAAGCAAGAGCATACATTTATGCTCATGGAGGATGTCCTGATGAAGTTCCTACGGATGACATGCGAAATATTGAGATTATGCTGTCTGATGGCATGATTGGAAACAAAGCTATTTTGGTAGCTTTAAGTTCCTTGACTACAGGCAATTTAAACTCGAAAATAGCTAAGACGGCAGCGCCTTTCCAAATGAAAGATGTGTTGCCATCAACGCATGAATATATCGTTCCACCATTGAGCGAAGAAGAAAAGAAAGCAGAAGTCAGCAAACGATTAATGTCTTTCTTGAAAACTAGACCGGGTGCGGAGGATTTTTTGAAAGAGTGAAATGGCTTATGTCCCGCAAAAGCTTACCTTTGAATTAGAAGGTTTTGCAGAATTTGAACAGCAGCTAAAGCAAATGGCTGAAGGTTTTCGCGGTGATTTAATAGCCCGTAATACTCTTGTTCCATCAGCAAAAGTTGCAATGGAGTCCGTTTATTACTCCGCAGTGTCTAGAGCGCCTGTAGGAGAAAAAGTTAGGGATGATAAAAATCCTTTTCACATGCGAGATACCATTCGTTTGGATGCTCGAATTCCTAACGAAAAAGATAAACGAAGCGAATATGTCAATGAAACAGATGCGGCTATCGCTGTGGTGTCTGTTAAGAAAAGTGCCGTGTCTCTTGCTCAAGAATTTGGCACATCTAAAATTTCAGGTACTCCTTTTTTGCGTATAGCTCTAGAGCAAAACTCAGGAAATGTATTAACTGTTTTAAAATCTGAATTAGCTTCGCGCATTCCAGATTACGCAGCAAAGCTGGCTAGAAAGAGGAAATAATGGCTTCACAAAATATTGCCCGATTGGGTGTTGTCCTTGGGCTAGACACTGCTGAATTTACTGCTTCTATTGACAAAGCTATTTCAGAAAATGCCAAGCTGAAAAACGCTATTCGTAGAGATACTAATGCTGCCGCTGGTGAGCTTATTAATCTAAAGAATGCCACAGACGACTATGGTAAAACACTTACCAAAGTCCAGATGATGGAGCGTGAAACAACTTCTGGTCGCTTTATGAATGCGACTAAGGAGATGAAAGCGCAATTGCTTGAGAAAGCTAAAGCTTATGATGCTGTAGCCAATGCAGCAAAAAATGCCACTAATGCTGAATTCAAAATGAATGCACAGCAGAAGATGGGCTTGACATACCAGACAACCGACCTTGTTACCTCTCTTGCTGCCGGGCAAAATCCATTCATTGTTTTGCTACAACAAGGTGGTCAGTTGAAGGACCAAATGGGTGGTCTTGGCAATATGTTCAAAGCCATTGGCACTCTACTTACACCAATGCGATTGGCTATTGGTGGCGTTACTGCCGCCTTTGGTACGCTTGCTTATGCGGCTTATGCTGGTAGAGAAGAGTTTGATAAATTAAAAGACACCATCACTTTAACCGGCAATTATGCTGGCGTGACTACTAAACAGTTTTATGAACTTTCTAGTGAATTAAGTAACAGAACAAATTACTCTATTGGCTCAACAAAAGATGCTTTAAATGCTGTTCTTGCTTCTGGAAAATTTACTGCTCAATCAATTAGTTCAGTTACTCAAGCTGTTATTCAATATGCACAAATTGCAGGAGTAGATGCCAAAGTTGCTGCTGACAAATTAATGAGTGGCTTGGATGGCACTGCATCTGGTGCTAGGTCATTGAACAAGGAAATGAATTTCCTCACTGTTCAGCAGTACAAACAAATTGAAGCATTAGAGCAAGCTGGTAAAAAACAAGAGGCAGCTAAAGTTGCCGCTGATGCGTTGAATACTCAACTGATGGCGCAACGCAGAGAGCTTGGTTATATTGATAAAGCTTGGGAAAGCACAACAAATGCATTGAGTAAGTTTTGGAATTTGCTTAAAGAAATTGGCAAGCCAGAGACAACAGAAAATGTTATCAAACAACTTGATAGGCAAATTCAAGCTGTGCAAGAGTCTGTTAACAAAAGCACAGGCACAAGTAAATTTGAGCAAGAGCAAAAGAAGCAGCTTCAATTATTAAAAGAACAAAGAGAAGCGCTTCTTGAAACTGAGCGATTAAAAGCTCGTTCTGCGGCTGCTAGAGATGTTGGCGACAGCAAATCAAAGATTGATGATTACGCTTCTGCTGGCGGCATGGCTAAAGAAAAGCAAATTACTGCTGCTATTGCAAAAGCAAATGCCAATATTAAATATACACAAGCATTGGCTAGTGCTAACGAAATTCAAAAGATTGAGTTAGAAGCAGCCAAACAAATTGCAGAAAAGAAAGCAGAATTTAACGCCAAGAGCGAAGAAGAGAAACGCGCAATGGGCGGTCTTCTTGCTAAACAGCTTGCTGCCGAAGAGCTTGAAATACAAGTTAAGAAGGAAGAAAAGATTCGCCTAATTCGCGAAAAAAATAGGCTCTCAGAACTTGATGAATATTTGCGTACTCAAAAAGAAATTGCTGATGCAGAAGTTGCAGAAGACAATCGTTTAGCTGCTATCCGTACAAGCAATCAGTCTAAAACAAGAGATATGGATTATCAGCGTGAGTCATTGCAATTGAAATACCAATTGATTTACGCAACAGAAAAAGAACAGCGTCTTGCTCAAATTTCTTTGGAGTACGCTAGAAAGCGCAAAGAAGTTGAAGAAGGTCAAGACAAACAATTTAATCTTGAGCAGATTGACCGCCAAGAACAAATGGCAAAAATGTTTGTGTTGATAGAAGAAAATGCAAAACGCACACAACAGGTTTTTGATAGTGTTTGGGGCAACATGTCATCTGCCATTGATAACTTTGTTAAAACTGGCAAGTTAAATATGAAAGACTTTGCTCGTAGCGTGATTCAAGACTTGATTGCTATTCAATTAAAAACGCAAGCAATTTCATTGTTAAGAATGATGTTTGGAGGCAGTCCATTATCGTCTTCTTCTTATTCTGATAGTGGTGGCATTGCAGAGCATGTTTTTAATCCGGGCAGAAGGGCTGCTGGCGGTCCAGTGTCTGGCAACACTCCATATCTGGTTGGCGAAAAAGGTCCAGAGTTGTTTATGCCTAATGGTTCTGGAACTATTATTCCTAATAGCCAAACAAGCCAAATGGGTGGCGTTACAAATGTCACAAATAACTACATCAACGCAATTGACACTAAGTCATTTGAGGAACGCTTGCTTGGCAGTTCTTCTGCTATTTGGGCAGCAAATAAATATGGCGAGAAAACTCTTGCTACTAATTACGGGAGAACATAAGAATGTCTTTCCAGACTATCTTTGATATACAGCAATCTATGTCGGTGCAAAACCGAAGGACTGTTGGTCAACAAGTGAGCCGTTCTGGGCAAGTTCGGGTTGCTCAATATCTAACTTCTGTGCCTTGGGTGTTTACTGTCAATCCACATAATTATTTGTACTATCCACAAGTGCGTAATGTGATTCAAGCAATTGACAATAAAGACAGACAGTTGCCTGAAACTATTTCCTTTGCAAATACTAATCTTTCTTGGTTTACTTCGTATCAGGGAAGCCTGACAACCGTACAGGCTAATGCTTTGACATTGGCTAGTGTTCCTGCGGCTAACGCTACGACAATTAGCGTGGGTAATTTGCCCGCTGTGCCTTCTACTGACTTTGTGTTTAAAGCTGGTGATTTTTTACAATTGGGTATTTATCCATATAAAGTGACGGCTAATGTTTTGCGAGGTTCTAGCTCTACTGTGTCAGTCACATTGCATAGACCTGTTATTGGTACGCCCAGCACAGGAACTTTGACGGCTGTAGGTTCTGCTTGCACTTTTTATATGTTGGCAGAATCTTGTCCAACATATACACTTAACCCCATGACAAATGGCGCGTTTGTTCAATGGGATTCTCCCTTTGTCTTTAGAGAGAACATTACAGGATGAGTACAACAATTGCGGCTTTATCTAGCCCTTCAATCAATTATGGCGAGTTTGTCAAACTGACAACTGCTACTTCAACTTACACTTTTTGTAATGCTGCTTCTCCAATAACAGTAAGTGGAACTACTTACACAAACTTAGGAAGTTTGCTAAGTATTGGAGATATTAAGCGAGATACAAAAGCAACCAGTGGTGATTTAACAATTTCATTAACTGGTGTTGATGGCGCTAATGTGTCGGTGATTCTTGGCGCTGACATCAAAGGTTCTTTGGTTGAAGTTTGGCGCGGGTTCTTTGACTCAAACAATCAAATTATTACAACGCCTACTCTTCAGTTCTTTAAACGCTATCAAGGTTATATTGGTAACTTTTCTGTGACTGAAGATTGGAATGAACAACTGCGAAGCCGTGTTGCTACTTGCTCTATAAGTTGTTCTTCATTTAGAACAATTTTGCAAAACCGTATTGGTGGTTTAAAAACAAATCCTACTGTATGGAAGAATTTTTATCCCGGTGATACAAGTATGAACAGAGTTCCTGTAATTGCTTCAACCTATTTTGATTTTGGTTCACCACCAGTTCAAGGTAGCCAATCATCTACTAGCGCTCCGTCAGATTCTGGCTATGCAAGTGATTCTGGCATGTAAATATGATAAGACAAGCCACAAGACACGATATTCCAGTTTTGGTATGGATGATGCGGGAATATGCAAAAGAAGCTCCTATCCCTGTTTTATCCAATCCAGAAGCACATAATTCTGAGCATGTTGGGCATTTGATATTTCAGATGCTTAGTGGTCGTGGATTTATTCTTATTGATGATGAACATCGAGGAATGATTGCTGCCATCATTACGCCAAATGTCTGGTGTCCAAATGTTTTAGAACTTCGTGAATTAGCTTGGTGGGTAATGCCAGAGCATCGAGGAAAATCGTTAGGCGGCAAATTGTGGATTAAGTTTGATGAACTTGCACAAGATATGCTAAATAGCAAAAGAGTAGATTTTGTTTGTACTACGGTAATGGCAAACTCTCCTTTGATAGACTATACGAAGCGGGGTTACAAACCGCTTGAAGCAACTTTTTTTAGGGACTGAAAATGCCAGCGTCACTTGTTCTTTCGGCAATTTATGGCAGCACATTTATGGCTGCTGCAGCCCTTGGCAGTTTTGGTTTAGCTGCTGCCACTTTTGCTATTAACTTTGCTGTGTCAATGATTGTGACTCGCGTTTTTAGCTCTAGCAGCGCAAATCAAAATGTTGACAATGGAGTGCGGCAACAAGTTCCTCCAGCCACCACTAATAGTATTCCAATTGTTTATGGTGATGCTTATCTTGGCGGTATATTTGTAGATGCCGTTTTATCGACAGACCAAAAGACAATGTACTATGTTATGGCTGTCTCTCAGATTAGCCCTAATGGTCAATTCTCTTTTGATTATTCAACAAGCCACACAACATCTAAGATGTATTGGCAAGACCAGACTATTGCTTTTGACCCAACTGATTTAACAAAAGTTGCAAGTCTTAAAGATGGCGCTGGTAATATACAAACCAAAGTTGCTGGAAATTTATACATTCATCTTTACACTTCAAATGAAGCTGGTGTTATTACTCCATTGAACGGTACGGCATTGCCTAGTTCTGTAATGGGTGGCGCTGATATTGATGTCGCTCAACGATGGATTCCTAGTGGTCGCCAGATGAATGGTTTGGCTTTTGCTATTGTCAAGATGATTTACAACAGGGATGCTGGCACAACGCAAATGCAACCTGTGACATTTAAAACTGCTCATTATTTAAATTCCACAGGTGTTGCAAAGCCGGGCGATGTTTGGTATGACTACATTACCAATACCAAATATGGTTGTTCAATGAGTGCAAGCATCGTAGATGCCGCCACTGCAACTGCTTTAAATACTTATTCTGACCAGACTATTGCCTACACTCCTTCTGGTGGTGGCTCTGCTACTCAACCTCGTTATCGTATCAATGGTGTTTTAGATACAGGTCAAGATGTATTGTCAAACCTTGACCAAATCATGTTGGCTTGTGATTCTTGGAATCAATACAACGCTGCAACTGGCAAATGGGCTGTTGTCATTAATAAAGCAGAATCTGCATCATTCTCTTTTGATGATTCAAATATTATTGGTGAAATTCGAGTTAGTGCATTTGATATTGCGTCTAGCATCAATCAGATTCAAGCTCAGTTCCCTAGCAAGTTGAACCGTGACCAATCAGATTATGTTTATCTAAATACGCCAGCCGGTTTATTGTTTGCTAATGAGCCTGTTAACAAATATACAGTTAACCTAAGTTTGGTTAACGATTCTGTACAAGCTCAATATCTTGCAAATAGGATGCTTGAACAAGCCCGTGAAGATTTGATTGTCACCTTTGCAACAACTTACAACGGCATTCAAGTTGACGCTGGCGATGTAATTAGCGTTACTAATTCTGCATACGGATGGACAAATAAACTATTCCGTGTCATTAAAGTTTCTGAAGCTTCTTTGCCTGATGGAAATCTTGGTGCTTCATTGGAATTGAATGAATACAATTCTCAGGTTTATGACGATGCTTCAATAACTGCATACGCGCCTTCGCCTAACAGCAATCTGTCAAATCCAAATTTCTTTAGCAATTTGACAGCGCCTACTGTTGCTAACATTAACACTACAGCAACAATTCCTCATTTTGATGTGCTGTGCGGTATTCCTGCGACAGGTCGTGTAACTGAAGTCACTTTGTTCTACACAACTGTCTCTAGTCCAACAACATCAGATTGGAAAGTATGGGGCATCCAAACTGCTTCTAACTCGCAACCTTTTGTGCCTTCAACAAGTTTGGCGTTTGATAATTTAAATTTACCAACTGACACATATTATTTTTCGTTTAAGGTAGCTAACGAATCTGGTGCGTCTGCTCTATCTGCTATTTCTACAGGATTTAGTTGGTCGCCTAATCCAACCACTTCTGCTGTGGCTGGTACTTTCTTGGCAACATATTCGCCAATCGTTATGCAAGTGCCAAGGAACTCTTCGCTTGTTCCTTCGTTTACAGGATTGATTACACAATTGTACGGCTCTGCTGCTGGTGGTGCTATTGATTTTGTGGCATCACAAACAGACTCTGATGCGGCTTTCGTAAATAACACATGGCGTATCGGAGCATCATCTACTACAGGTAACGCTGATATTACAACGACAGGCGGATTGACTGTTCCTTCGCCTACAGATGGTGGAACATTTGCTCAATGGGGTATTCCTACCGCAATGACTTCATCGCCAGCCACATTGATTGTGCCTGTGCGATATAAATCTGCTTTGGGTACTGTGACTCAAGGTGCAACAGCAACTTTGCAGTTTGTGTTTGTTGACCAAGGTGCAACTGGCACTCCCGGCACTAACGGCAATCAGTCTGCTGATGTGGCTTTGTATCAATGGTCAACATCAACGCCAACAAATCCTAGTGGTCAATCAACATACACATGGGCAACTGCAGTTAATTCTGCGTATACGGGCGGTGGTAGTTGGTCAACAACAATACCAGCAAATCCGGGTACGGCTGGTTTGCAACTTTGGACTGCGATTAAACCAACGGTGGTTACTGTAGGAACTGCAACATCTACTGTAACTTGGTCTACTGGATACACAGTCTCTTCATTAACCACAAACGGAGCAAATGGCTCAACTGGTCCAACTGGACCTTCTGGTTCAAATGGCTTGCAAATTGCTCGTCCTACTGTTTACCAATGGGCTGTAACCATTCCTGCTGGTCCAACAGGAACTTCAGTTTATACATGGGCAAGCGCTTCATTTACACCTGACCCATCAGGATGGTCGCAAACAATTACTTCTGCACCTAGTGCTGGATATACATTGTGGGCTGCTTCTGTCAGTATCTCTGACTCAGCTACAGCAACAACAACCTCAATTAATTGGGGGCTGGCTGGTATTGTTGCTTCTGGATATGCTGGAACAAATGGCTCGACAGGACCTACTGGACCTACAGGCTCTACAGGACCTACTGGACCGGCTGGCACAAATGGAACCAATGGAACCAACGGAACCAACGGAACTCGTACTGCTATTTTGGAAATGTACCAATGGTCGGCAACTGCGCCTACAGTATTCCCTGTTGGCACATCAACCTACACATGG